CGCACGTCAGCGCGACGATCCTCACCGACGTGCCCGACGACGCCCGCGTCCATGGCCTCGATGAAGCGCCGCACCATGCCGCCAGTGGTGACGGTGGGCACAATCGGGTGCAGCAGCGGCCCCTTGCCGATCAGGCCGCCCGTCACCCAGCAGTCGATCGCCCAGTGGTAGCGCTTGTCAGTCTTGCTGGACTGGACACTCTCGCCCATGCCGCCAGTTGGGCGGAACGGGAAGGTGTGCTCCTTGTAGACAGGCGCCGAGTCGTAGTCGGTGGTGGGCGGGAAGCTGCTGGCCAGGTTCTGCTGCTTCTTGCCGACCAGCAGGCCGCTCTGCTGGGGCACCAGCATCAGCCCGTTGTAGGTGGTCTCGGCCGAGATCAGCGAGAAGCCCAGGCGCATGTCCCATGGCCAGGGGCGGCGCCGACTAGACAGCGTTGGCATGCTCCACCGTGCCGTTGGGTGACTGCTCGTTGACCTTGGCTATGCCCGTATCCCAGTCGATGGTGACACCTGGCGGGACGTCGGCCCGCACAAGCATGCCCTCGTCAGCGCACGCGTCGGCGATGCCCTGGTTCAACCGCTGAAGCAGCTGGTTGTGCGCCTCAACAGCGGCCTGGGCGGCGATCTTCGCCCCGTCCAGTTGCAAGTACAGCTGGTGCAGGCGGGCCACCACGGCTGGCCGCAGGGTGACCTCGGTGACTTCAGACATACAGGCCTGCCAGGCGCCGCGAGAAGGTGCCCAGGTCGCGGGCCACGGTGATCACGTCCTTGCCCAGGTAGATGTTGGCCAGCAGCGACAGGTCGTTGAAGGCGCTCTTGAGCAGCGCCACGTCGCCTGGCTCGTAGTTGAAAGGCGGCTTGGTCAGGTCATCGTCGGGCATGGTGTCCAGCCAGGATTTGAACTTCAGCGCATCAGGCGCCCACTGGTCGATCGCCTTGCTGATCTGGCCGCTCAGTTGATCCACCTGAAACTTGTCTACGGCATAGCCAACACTCATCGTTCCCCCTAGTTCGGATTGGCCTGAGTTGGAACGAACGTCGCGTACCACACGCCGCCCGTCACGCCGTGCGCGTGATAGTCGGAGTACCCCTGGATGTTGATGCCCGTCCCAGCCCCAACGCTGCCGGCGAAGTAGAGCGAGACTTGCGAGGGCTGGGGGCCACCAGACTGGCCGCACCCCGGTGCGTATGTCGCAGTCAGCCCCGCCCCAAACCGCAGATACGCCCAGCCGGTGTTCATGCTGTTTTCAGAGGCAATCTGGATGTAGGCGTAGAAGGTCCAGATGCCACCCCTGTCAAACCAGAGGCTGGTGCCGTCACCGTGCATGTACGAGTTGGCGCCTGGCGCCGCACACGCCAGCTGCCCCCAGGCTCCAGCGCCGGTCGTTCCGCTGATACCAGCTGCATACGACATCTGGCCACTAGGGGGGCCTATGGCTGAGGCGGCGAACCATCGCAAAAAGTTGTCGCTGTTGACCATCCCGGCGACGTACTGCGGCTTGCCGCCCTGGATGTCGGCAGTCATGTTCAGGTAGTTGGTCATGATGTAGCCGTTGGCCTGGCGCCTGACCACGTTGTTGGCCCCGACGCCGCCTGGCGAGTCCACGCCAAAGTCGCCCGCGTCGTAGCAGTAGTTGGCACCGTTGGCCCGCTGATAGAAGCGCCCGTCGGTGATGGCGTTGCCCTTGAAGTTGTGCGGCCAGGTCGGGTTGTAGCTCGTCCCAGCGTTGCCGTAGACGATGTAGCCACTGCTCATCGGCTGCAACGTGATGTTGTTGCCGTAAACAGCCATGTCCCGATAGGTGCCTGCGCCTCGGTTGTAACCGTGGATGTAGCACAGGTTGCCGCCGTTCCACATCTCCAGCCCATCGCCGCTGAAGGAAGCCGCCGTTCCGGTGACCTTCAGGTTAGTGTTGAGGGCAAGGCTCGCCGAGTTGAGGGACATCGCCTGCGTAAAAGCAGGCGCCCCAGTGGTCGCCGCTGCCGTGAACCAGTTGATGTTGGTAGGGTCAGCCTGCATCAGAGTCGAGCCGTTCGCCGTATCCCAGCTGTGCCAGGCTGCACCGTCGTGGTAGGCGTTGGCGCCGATCGCCCCGTAGGTGCGCCCGCTGACAACGAGATACCCGCTGGCTTCTCCGTCAAGCAGTTCGAGCAGATTCACGCTGCCTGTCACGCGAGCCAGGCCAAGACTGGTCGCGCCGGTGAAGCTGTAACTGGGCGCGGTAGGGGCCGTGCTGGGCGCCAGCAGCGGGAAGCTGAGGCTGTTCGCCCACTGGGTGTTGTAGTTGGTGCCGTCGATCTTGGCGAGGACCTGGCCAGCCGTGCCACCAGTGGGCACGCCCTGGCCTGGCGGCCCCTGTGAACCCGTTGGGCCAGTCGGGCCAGCTGGCCCCGTATTGCCGATCGGACCCTGCGGGCCTGTCGGACCCGCCACACCTTGTGGACCAGTGGCGCCTGTGGCGCCGGTCAGGCCGATCGGACCCGTTGGGCCAGTGGCGCCTGTCGGGCCGGTCGGGCCTGGCACACCCTGGTTACCTTGCGCGCCTGGCGGGCCAATCGGGCCGATGGGTCCCTGCGGGCCGACTGGCCCCTGGATGCCCTGCTCGCCATAGACAGCACCCTGAAAAGTCCACACCCAGACGGGGCTGGTGTTGTCGTCCAGCGTCCAGAACTCGCCGCTGACGGTGTCGTACCAGATCGTGCCGACCTGATCGCCGCTCTGCTCGCCAGGGTTGGGCGGGCGGGTCATCACCTTCCAGCCAGGCCCAGGAATGCCCTGCATACCCTGGTTGCCCGTTACGCCCACAGGCCCGAGCGGACCCATCGGGCCTGGATCTCCCTTCGGCCCTTGCGGGCCAGCTGGCCCCTGAATCAATGCCGTGGGTCCAGCCTGGTTCGGCAGGACACTGGAGTTGACGATCGCGTTGTCGATCGTTCCAGCCAGGTCGTTGTACAGCCGGTCGCTCATAGCGCGTTACTCACCCCGTAGACCGCATCGTGGAAGCCATAGCCAGCCGGGCGCCTCGGCCCCCAGAAGCCAACCTGGCGAGTGAATTCGGCAGCTGCCTGCTGCTGGGTGGCTTGCGTCCCGCTGGCTGAAGCCGACGCCAGCGCACGCGGGAAGTGGTGCCAGGCCTCGATGTGGCCAGCTGCGGCGGCGTAGTCGAGGTCCACGTCGAGGGTGTCGCTGTCGCCAGTTGGCCCGGTGGTGCTGTCGGCGCCGTTGACGTGCGACCAGGCTGGTCGGCTGACCTCGGCCCACAGCGCGCCAGGCACCATGCCGTAGCTGCCAGTGCCGTTGAGGATCAGGTGATTGGCCTGCATGTAGACATCAAACGGCAGATCACCTCGCGGGTAGTAGGACCAGCCGTACCAGGCCCACCAGCAGCGCTGAACCTGCCAGGGCTGGGTGAGCCACGCGTACTGAGCGGTCAGGTCGGTCCAGGCCACGTTCAGCTGGGAGGCGATCTGGACGCTGTCGGCGTAGAAACAGCGCCGCAGGCCCGCCAGGACAGCGGTGCGTAGCTCCTGGGCGGGATCGAGGTGGTGGAACTCGATCATCTCGCCAGGCTGCGGAATGATGCCCCAGCTGCGCTCGGTGGCCACATGCCCCGAGGACGGGTCATAGGTGAACACCAGCCGCTGCCGATCGATGGCTGGCAACGCGGGGCTGAGCGAGGTGCCATCGCCGTACACCCCGCGCCGCAGCATCCACAGGTTGGTGACGTTGTCCAGGCTGATGCTGGAGCGCAGGGCGGGGAAGTTGGCGTAGCTGGCCGTCGAGGTGGCGGGCACCTGCTGGTCCACCATGTAGGCGTAGTACGGCCCCACGCGGCGGCCAACTTCCTGCTCCAGCTGGGCCAGGGTGATGCTCACGCCGCAGGCAACGCCATCAGGCCCTGGACTTCGAGTGCCGCAGGCATACTGGGCTGGATGGCCGACAGACGGCCAGCGTTCTGGTACACCTGCACCCACGTTGGATCGAGGCCAGCGACGTCCAGCCAGGCGCCTGCGCCGTGGACGGTGTTGGGGTTGGTCATGTCGGGCGTGCTCGCCAGGACCTCGACGTAGCCGCCACTTGTCGGCTGAGTCTCGCTCATTTGCTGCCCTTCTTCCTGGCCGGCGGGATCGGATCGTGAGCCTCTTCTTGCGGCTCGACGATCTCCTCGCGGCCCATCACGTCGCTGTAGTGGCCGGCCGAGGCGGCTGAGGCGATCTCGTCGGCCATCAGCTGGGCCTTGCCCTGGGCGCGCCAGCCCTGAGCGGTCATCTCGTCAACGCTGATCACGTCATCGACCTTGAAGTCCTTGCCTTCATGCGAGACCGGCGCCAGCAGGCGGATCTGAGGCATTACTTCTTGCCTCCCTTCTTGCGGGCTGGCAGCTTGGACTCTTTGACCCCGCGCAGCTTGTTCTGCGCCTCCTTCGGGTCGAAGCCTGGCACCTGGCCACCAGCTGCCGCGCCGAAGAATCGCGCCTGCGCCTTACTGACGGGTTTCCGATATGGCTTGCCGCCCGGCATTACTTCTTGCCTTTGCCGATGCCAGGGAACTTGGCCTTGACCTTGGCGCGTACCTGCGCCTTCTCCTGGCTGGTGCCGTGCTGGGCCACCCGCGCCAGGGCGTTGCGGGCATGGCTGGCGTCGGGGATCGGGTAGGACCCCGACCCCTTGCCACTCTTGCCTTCGCCCTTGCCAGGCAGCGCAAACGAACTCGACGGCATGCTCTGCCGCTGCTTGCCGCTCAGCTTGGCCATAGACGCCTTCTTTCCTACGAGGTGGTGAACGTCTGGTCGGGACTGCGGGTAACCGCAGTGCCCGAGGTGACGTTGATGCGGAAGTGGTAGAGCGTGGCCGTGGTCAGCCCGGTCAGGTTGGCCACGATCGCGCCCGAGCCGGAGGCCGGCGTGGCGGCCACGTTGGTGCCGTAGGCCGTGGAGGTGCCGAAGTCCACCGACATCGCCGAGCACGTCTGGTCCACCAGCCAGTTGACCGTGGCGGTGGTCGCCGCGATCGGCGCCACACGCGGCTGGCGGATGGTGGCGCCAAGCAGCGCGGCCTTGCCCTGGCGGATCAGACTCCTGACGAAGTTTTCGTCGGCCAGGGTGGCCTGGTGGTCCTTGCCGTAGTAGGTGGTCGGCGTCACCGAGTCCTGGGTAGGCGCCATGAAAATGACGTCGGACACGCCGTTTACTCCCCGCCTGTGCTGGCCTTTTGCTGGATGACGGCGAACGGGTAGCGGGCAGCTGCGGTCGGTTGCTGGCGATTGATGGGGTTCGGCACGGCCCACGCGAAGCGGGCGATGACGCGCAGCGCGACCATGTCTTGCTGCATCAGGTTGAACTGGATCACCGGCGGCGAGCCGTTGTCGGTGATCACGCCAGTGTCGAACATCTCCATGCTGATGTCCTCGCGGACAGCCAGCATGCTCTGGTCCCACTGGCCCATGATCATCGAGTAGCCCGTCGCGCCAGTGGCGAACTCCACCAGGCCGGCGTTGGAAAACACGATCGGCTCGCCGTACAGCGTGCCGGTGTTGGCCGAGGCCTGCGGCCCACTGTCATCGCCGTACAGCAGCAGGGCGTTGGTGGTGGTCCTGAGGCCGCGCAGCTTGGCCTTGACCTGGCGCCTGGCCCAGAAGCCCGTCACGTCGTAGCCGTCAGCTTCGACCAGGCCCATGGCCGCGTTGACGTCGGCGATGTAGTCGGGCGTGGTGGCGCCCGCCAGCAGCAGGTTGCCGGCCGAGTTGGCTGCGGTGACGATGGCTGTCGGGAAGGATGCGGGCGCGCCGTTGCCAAAGAAGATGGCCTCGTCCAGCGCCACGCCGAAGGCCTCGGTGACCTTGGGTTTGACTTGCGACCAGAAGTCGTAGTCGATGTCGTCCAGCAGCGTCTTGGCGACCGGCACGATCACCGCCATCTCTTCAGCGTTGAGATAGACGTTGTCCCAGGCCAGCGACGTGGTCTGCTTCATGCCACGATCGCGGGCGTCGAGGTTGGCACCCGCCAGCCAGTAAGCGGTCGGCAGCTGGGTCATCACCGGAATACGCTGCTGGGCGCGCTTCATGGTGGTGTGCGGCATCAGCTGGAGGGCAGCTGACTTGACCTCGATGGACTGGACGATCTCCTTCTGGACGTCCTCGGGAATAAGTGGCCCAACGCCAGGCGTGGCGCGAGCGGCGACCGAGTTGTATGGCACGCGTGCCCCCTTCAGGGGGCGAGCCGTCTACGGAGCGGAAGAGGCTAGTGGCGCGCCCGAAGTTGATCTCTGAGGATGTTGCTGACGCTGTTGTCGCTGGTTGAGGCGGCGCCGCCGTTGAGGAACTCGGGTTCCGACATGCCGCGCCGGCTCTCGCCCAGGATCTGTTTGCGGAAGGCCGGGTTGCGTCGGAGGCTGGCTTCAGCTTCCTTCTTGCCCTCGGCTTTCCATTGTTTTTCGAGCGACTTCAGGGTCTCGGTGACCACCAGCTTGCGCCCGTCCAGGCCGACGCCTGCGCCCTGGAGGCCCAGGATGCGGCTGCGCTCGGCTTCGGGCAGGAGCATCACCAGTGGATCGAGCGAGACCTTGTCATGCTCGCGGCTGATACTGCCGAAGAAATCGGTGACCTGACGGTCCTGGGCCTGGGTCTTCTCGGCCTGGCGCTCCTGCTCGGCGTAGGCCCAGGGGTCCTCGTCGCGCAGCTTCCTGCGCTCGGCTTCCTTGCTGGTCTGCGCCCGCTTGGATTCACGCCGATCGGTCTCGGCCTGGACCCGTCTATCTAGCTCCTCCTGCGTCAGCGTGTACGTGGACGGTTGCTCGGCTGCGGCCGTGTCCTGGGCCTGGCGCTCCTCACTCCCCTTGAGTACTCGTGGCACCAATCGGCGCCACCAATGCTCGCTGGAAGTCTCTTGCGTCGGCTCCGAACTCGGCTCAGCTGGCGCGCTATCCGCGACTGGCTGTGGCTCTGAAGGTGCCGCTTCTTGTGGCTGCATCGTGAAGCTTCCTTATCTACGTGTCAACTAGGACCAGGCGCCGACTCCGGCGAACTGGTAATTGGGGATAGGCACTGGGTTGGCACCTTGCGGATTCAGCTGGCCCGACAGGCGCGGGTCCAGCCCAGGCACACCCGCCCAGCCCGGCGGCAGGCCACCAGCTGGCGCGGCTGGTGCGGCTGGGGTCGCGGCAGCAGCTGGGACCGGCGCGGGCGCGGGCGCCGTGGGCGGGGCGCCAGCGAAGCCGTAGTTGGTCATGTTCAGCTGCTGGTTGACGTCGGGCGGGTTCTGAAACATGCTCGGCGTGGCGCCAGGCCCGCCGACAATGCCAGCTGCCGTGGGCGAGATGTGCGCCAGCGCCGCCGCCGTGGCCTTCTGGTAGATGTCGTTCATGTCCGGCGCCTGGAAGGTGAAGGCGTTGGAGTAGTCCATCGGGGCTGGCGCCTTGCCCGACTGGAACGCTTGCAGGATGTTGTTGGTGGCCTTGCCGAAGTCTGGCCCCACCGCATACGGCAGCAGCGCCTGCTGGGCCGTGACGGCGGTCTGGCCAGCTGCCTGAGCCGTGGATAGGTTGAGGCGGTTCTGCTCCTCGATCTGCTTCTGCTGGTCCAGCGCGGCCTGCTGCTGGGCGGCGCCGAGCATCGCCTTCTGGGGTTCGACGTTCTGGCCCCACCAGTCGCTGAACTGCTTCGCGGCGGCGTCCTGGCTGAGCGCCCCCGAGGCGACCTGTTTGGCCAGCTGGTCCTTCTGGGCGGTGGCCTGCGACTGCAACAGGCCTACCTGCTGGGCGACGTCGGCCATGGTCTTGGGCGCCACGGCCTGGTTGACGTGCGCCGTCATCGCGCCCGTATTCGGGTCGCGGGTGTAGAAGACGCCGCCCGCGCCGGTGCTGGTCACGCCAGGCACGTTGGCCTGGGCAGTCTCCTGAGCGGTGCGGCCAGCTGTCGCCTGCTGGGCGGCGGTCTGGGCCGCCGTGAGGGCAATCTCGCCAGGCGCTTTCTGGCCGGCGATGTCCACCGCCGACTGGATCTGGCCGGTGCGCGCCTGGGTCTCGGCGGTAGTTGCCTGGGTGCCAGCCAGCGTGGCGCCCTGCTGGGCGACCTGGCCCGGCAGCAGGGTGTCCTCCTGCTTCTTCTGCTGGCCGAACTTGGCCAGGTCGAGGTCGATCTGCTGCTGGCTCTGGCCCAGCCGCGTGTCGGCCTGGCGGATGGTGGCGACCTCGTTATCGGTCAGGTAGCCCTTGCCAGCTGCCTCATTGGCCTGGCGTTCGTTGCGCTGCGACTCGGCGACCTGGGCGTTGATCGACTTGAGTCGATCCTCGTCCGGGTTGGCCGCCTGCGTCGGCACGCCTGGCGCTGGGCGGTAGCCGTTGGTGGCGGTGTCCCAGGTGTAGGTGTTGCCGGCGTTGTCCTTGATGTCCGGGTGTTCCTTGATGGTTGTCGTGGTGTCGGCCTTGGGCGGGGTCTCGGGGCCGAGTTCGCCCTTGGCGCCGATGACCACGGTGTAGCCATCCGGGAAGGTGTACGTCAGCGAGCCGCTCGGGTCCGGCTTGGGCTGGCCGCTGATGGTGTCCTTGTAGGTGACAGGCGTCGGCTGGCCGACCGGGAAGCCTCGGTGCTTGGCCGCCATCTGGGCCAGCGTGGCGGTGGTCTCGGGGCTGAGCGGCGCCCCCGCGCCAGGCGTCGGCGCGGCAGCTGGGGCTGCTCCTCCCCCAGTGGCGAGCGACTGGGACGGATCTTGCTGAGGCGCCTGGCCACCACCCTGCTGCATCCAGGGCACCTGGCCCTCCCAGGGATAGTTCGGGCCGCCTGGCCACATCGGCATACTCGGGTCTCCTTCCTACGGCACCTGTAGCGGCTGGCGCTGGGCCTGCGGCACCGTGATTGGCACCTTGCGGGCGGGCTTGAGCCGGCTCGGCGTCTGGTCGTTGATGCGCGAGAGCATCTCCTGTTCGGCCTGGGCGTGGGCGTTGGCCACCGCCCGCGCCAGCAGTGCGCCCTGGTTGTCCTTGCCAGAGGTGGCGTAGCTCGGGTCGGCCATCTGGTCCCTGACCGCTTGCTGGATCAGGTAGCCGGCGCGGGCCTGGACCATGCGCTGCTCCTCGGGCGACAGGTCGTTGACCTCGGCAGTCCCGCTACGAGCCGTCAGCACCTTGTCGGTGGCGGGCACCGTCACGCCGTGGTTCATCATTTCGGTCAGGATCGGGTCGGCGCGGCCTGGCGAGACTCCCTCTGGCGCCCAGCCTGTGCCAGGCAGCGTCGGCATCGGGCGGCCCAGGACGTCCTGGCGCTGCGGCAGCTGGCCGGACAGGCCTGGGATGCGCGACATGGCAGTCTCTCTGGCCGATTCCAGCGGCGATACACCCGCAGTCTGAACCTGGCGCGGCCCGCCAGTGCCCTGCGCGATGTTCGACAGCAGCGCGCCGTAGGGGATGTGCGAGGCGGCGAAGTTGGAGATGAAGCTGTTGCCGTAGCGGGCTGGATCTTGCAGCCCGCGCATGGCGTCGCCGAGGTCACTCAGGTAGGTCTCGTTGGCGGCGAAGTCACCAGTGCGGCGGGCGGCGTCACCCAGCATGGCCATCGGATCGTCGGTCTGCTGGCCACCCTTGGCGTAGGTCTGGGCCTCGGCGGCGCTGGCCGCCAGCGCCAGCGGCACGCCCCAGCGGCCCAGCAGGCGGTACGGCACGTAGTTGCCGCCGATCCGCAGGCTGTAGGGTTGCCAGCCGCCAGCCTTGAGTTCGTCCAGGCGGTTCTGGTCCTGCGGGCCTGAGCCAGTGACGTTGCCCTGGAGCGCTTCGTAGTAGGCCGCGCCGCTCAGCAGCGAGCCGATGACGTTGTCCTGCAAGCGCTCGCGGAAGGGTCGCACGCCCTTCAGCCCACCAGCTGTCTGGGCGCCGAGGTTTCGCACGGCGCTCTCGGTGTTGGCGCCCGCGTAGCGGCCACCTGTGCGAGCGACGTCGATGGCCGTGCCGAGCAGGCCCACCGGCGAGGTGTCGATGCCCCTGGCCAGCTGGTTGTAGGCCACGCGGGCGAACGGCATGATGACGTGCCCGATCGGGCCGCCCTGGTTGCCCAGGTTGGACAGCGCCTGGCCGAAGCTGCCCATCTCGCCGCGCATGGCCGCCCGCTGGGCGAACTCCTGAGAATCGCGCATGATGGCGCGCCCCTCGGGGGTGAGCGCCGCGTTGCCGACCCCATCGGCGATGTACTGCGCGGCGTCCTTGCCGCTCAGGCCCAGGGCGTCTGCCTTCTGCGCCCAGCGCTGGTACGAGCGCATGCCGTAGGCCGTGCCCTGAGTGATGTCCTGAAGCGCCGAGTGCAGGCGGCCTGGCGCTTCGAGAGCGGTGGCGATCGCCCGCTGCGGCCCCTGCACCCGAGCGGCGATGCCTCGCGGGAAGCCGCCGGCCAGGGCCTGCTCCTCGTTGATGCCGTGGACCAGCGTCTGCATGGCGTTCTGGGACCCCTTCTTGAAGCCCAGCGCGGCGCCCTTGGCCACCGCCGCAGCCTCGCCGGGGTGCCCCGTCAGCAGCGCCCCACCGCCCTCGCGCAGGCCGGCGTACAGGTTCTCCAGCGCGCCGCCAATACCAATACGCTCCACGGTGGGCGCACCGGAAATCATCGAGTTGTAGCGCAGCGCCTTGTACCAGTCCCAGGCCGTGGGCGGCTTCTGGACGATGCCCTGCCAGAACTTGGCCAGCTGCATCGGGTTAGCGCCCTGGTCGATCAGCTGCTGGTAGTTGCCGATGGCCTGCATCAGGTTGTCGCGGCCCACGTTCTGGACGATCTTGGCGGTAGCCTCGCCAGGCGACAGGTTGATCAGGCTGGGGTCCTGGGCGAACGCTCGCATGCCGCGCCCCATCTCGGCGCGGCCACCCTCCAGCATCTGCATCAACCGCTGAAGCTTGTCGCCCTCGTTCAGCCACTGGCCGAGCGTGGCGGTGGAGTCATCCCCGCCCTGGATGGCTTTGGCCAGGTCGGCGACCTTGACGCCCTGGCCGCCGATGGCGTTCCGCATTGCCCGCAGCTGCTCGGTGTTGTAGGCCTGGCCAGGGGTGTGCTGCTCGATCAGGTCGTCCAGGCTGGTGTGATTGGCGTACTCGCGGGCCAGGTTCTCGGCGACAGCGTCGGGGATCACCCCGCGCCGCTCGCCATTCGCCCAGTCCACGTTCTGCGCGGCGTTGGCCAGCGTCTGGCGGATGTCCTCGGGGTACTGGCCCAGATTGAGTCGGGCCAGCTGCTCCTCGGGCGTCATGTCGATCGGCTTTGCGCCAGCTGGCAGGGGCGCCTTCTCTAGCTCTGGCGTGCCAGCCGGGATGGCCTCCCTGGCAGCATAGGCATCATTCAGGGCCTGGGCCGCCGAACCGACCGGGTTGCCGGCGTTGTCGAAGCGTGGCGCGGTGTCGCCGGCCAGGCCATCCCGCAGCTGGACCACGCGCTGCATGTCATCGTGGGCGGCCTGGCCAGCCTGGGCCAGCGAGTCGCTGGTGACGCCGTAGGCCTCGCGGATGTCGGACGGCAGCTGGTCGATCAGGTTGGCCACGTTCATCCTGCCGCGCAGGCTGTTGATCAGCTGGTTCGGCGTGGTCTCGGGGCCAACCCTGACGCCGTTCTCCTCGGCGATGCGGCGCAGGTTGTTGGTCATGAAGGCTGGCACACCAGCCTTGCTGGTGATCTGGAGCAGGCGCATGGCCTCCTCGGTCAGGGCGGGACCAGCCTCCTCCTCGATGGCCCGCGCCATCGGGCCAACCGGCATACGCCCGAGCGAGCCGCGCACGGCGCCGAGGCCAGCCCCCTGGAGCGCGGCGAGGGCCACGTCTTGCGGCGTGGCCCCTGGTTGCTGTGAGCGCTGGTAACCGCTGGCGATGGCGCCCTGGACAGCGCCCCTGCCAGCGCGACCGACTACCTGGCCGGTGGCTTCCGGGAGGATGTTCTGGACGGCTTGGCCGACGCCACCCGCTTGCCGAAGAACACCGAGGGTCCTTTCGAGTAGATCGGGTCGGATGGGTCCAGTCGGCGCAAATCGATTCCGTGTCTGTCCTTGAAGTATTTGGCCAAAGTCTCGTGCTTCAACATGGCTTGCCTCGCCTTGGTAGGTGCTAACTGATTTTAACCGATCTCCCGCGCTGGCCAAAGTATCGGCGATGTCCTGCCAGATGGCTTCGTTGGACTGCGTCATCGGGATGTGGATCGAGCCGCGATCGGTGCCAGCTGCGGCCTGCGCGCCGATGTCAGACAACTTGCCCAGCATCTCATCGACGTGACTCGGGTCCACGATCGTCTTGAAGCCGCCTACGCCCTCGGCGTCAAACTTGGGGTAGGTGATCGGCACGCGATCGGCGCCCAGCGCGTCGCCGAACAGCGAGGCGACGTAGCGAGCGGTGTCCGAATTACCGCCAGGCAGACTGATCATGCTGGAGCCATCGGGTAGCTCGCTCAGGCGGTGGGGGATGTTGCGAAGGGCTGGCATCAGCCCGTTGTCGTTCAGCAGGCCCTGCTCGCGGAGCGTGTCGATCGGCAGCGCTGGCAGCTGCACGGTCGGCGTTTCGGCGCCACTCTCGGCGGCGATGCGCTCCTGCTGGCGGTATTCGGGGCTGGACGGGACCCGCTCGGCGCCTTTGTACTTGCCGGCGTAGCGGCGCATCATGTCCGCGCCGGTGGGGTTGTCCATGAACCGCACCGAGTCAGGCAGCTGGCTCAGCTTGTCGAGTTCGGCCTGGACCTTGGGCATGTCCCAGGCGCCAGCCTGGCCAGTGCTCTCGGTCTGGAAGATGCCTCGATCCTGAGCCGCCCGCAGCGCGTCGCCCAGCGTGGAACCGCCGGTCTGGAACTGGCGGCCTCGCTCGGTGACCACGCCACGGTCCACGCCGATCGAGTGGAACAGGTCGGGCGCCGCCTCGCGCAGCCGCTGCATCGAGTACCAGGCAGCTGCCTGGGCCTGGTGGCCAGGGATGCCCATCTCCCGCGAGATCTCGTTGAGGGTGCTCTCAGCGAAGCGATACGCCTGGTCGTTGTTGGCGTAGCGGTTGAGCGGCGTGTCGCCGCGCACGCCCATCATCTGGGCAATCCATGTGTCGTTGGTGGTGCGCGGGTCGTACAGCGCCTGGAACGCGGACAGCAGATTGCCGATGTAGGACGGCGTCTTCGGCCCAGCTGACGGGATGGCGCCGCTGGTGTACGCGTTGACCAGCGAGTCACGCTTCTGACCCGCCGCCAGGCCAGCCAGTGGCGTGGTGCCCTCGTCGCCCAGCGCCGCCAGGGCGGCTGCACGCGGGTCCTGGCCACTGTCGATGGCGTTGGATGCGGCTTCGCGGACCACGCGCATGGCGCGCAGGCTCTCGGCCAGGTTGTCCTCCACCCTGGTGCGCTGCGAGGTGATGCCGAAGTTGGTGGCGAACTCGGGCAGGTTCTGCGCGCCGATCCCGTCAGCCGCCTTCTCGGCCATGTCGGTGTACCACTGGCCGAACGGCAGGCCGTTCTGGACCATGGCCCGAATGTCATCGAGGTGGGGGATGTGGACCGAGGTGACCGCACCCTTGATGTCGGACAGCGCCTCGGGACTGGTGATAAACGGGCTGGGCAGATTTGCCAGGTCGAGGTGTGCCAGGCCATCTGGCGAAGCAGCGGCGCTGGCGCGAGCGGCCTGGTCGAAGCGATCCTCCAGCCCGCCTGGGGCGTAGTTGGCCAGGCTCTCGACAATGTTGGCCTGGCCTGGCCGCATCAGGCTGCGGAGGCCGCTGACAAGCTCGGAGCCGCCGCCCAGTGCGCCGCCCAGCGGGATGCCCAGGGCGGTCTGCAAGGCGATCTCCTGGGGCGTGGCGCCAGGTCGCTCGGCCTCGGTGAGGCCGCTGTAGCCAGCCGCCTCCACGGCACCTCGGGCGGCAGCTGCTGTCAGGCCTGTGCCGCCGGCCAGGTCGCCCGCCAGCGCGGCACCTCGGCCGAGCAGGGGTCCCGCCAGGGCCATGGCCGGGTCGGTGAACATCTGCGCCGTCATGGTCAGCGCACCCCCCAGCAGGGGGATGTCCTTCGCCGCTTGGGGGATGTCCGAGGCGACGATCTTCTGGCGGTAGTCCTCGATGTTCTGGAAACCTTCCCAGGCGCCCTGGGCGGCGTCGGCGGCGTCCAGTGGCTGGCCGCTGACCAGCCTGCCGAGGGCCGAACTGGGGTCGGGCGCGCCCTGGAGTTCGATGTAGCTGGGCCGCCTGACCAGCTGCGCCAGCGGGTTGTCGTACACCGCGCTGGTGTAGGCCTCGGGCGGCTGGGCGTTCCACGCCTGGTTGGCCACGTCGGCGATGCTCTGGGCGGTGGGCTGGAGCGCCTGGCGGCTCTGGGCCAGCAGCTGGTTGGCACCGCTCAGGTCGGGCGGCGTGGCGGCTGCGGTGATGGCGTTGTCGAGTGACTGGCCGGCGTAGTCGGTGGCCTTGTTCTTGGCGATGCCCAGCGACTGGAGGATGTCCTGGCCAGTGGAGCCGAGGTCGCTGAAGGTAGACATCAGCGAGTCCTTGGCGCGATCGAGGAAGCCAGCTGGATTGGTGCTCATGCCAGCCGTGCTGGGTGCAGGCACGCTCGGGTTGTCCGAGAACAGCGCGCCCTGGATCTGGCCCATGCGGGCCTGCATCTGGGCCGGCGTCATCCATTCCGAGCCGCCCCGCAGATCCAGCCCCGACTGGCCGACGTGGAACGCGCCGGTGTTGGGGTCGTAGCCGTCCGCGAAGAAGTAGTGGCCCGGCGTCGAAATCGTGACGGGGTTGCCCGTCGCGGCCTCCTGGGCGATGGCGTCGAGGTCGCCGCCAACCATGTGCGTCTGGACGCCCAGCTTGTCCATGAGCGCCTTCTCGGAGCCGAGGCCAGCCATGCCGCCAGCTGCCGTCCAGCCCACGCTGGAGGCCAGGTCGGTGGCCTCGCGCAGGGTCGGGTTGCGGCCGAAGCGCTCGGCGAAGCGGACAGCCGCCGCAGGCCCGCAGGCGGCCATTGCCTCGGCGGCGCTCAGCTGCTGGTCGCCGAACTGGCTGATGTCCTGATAGGCCTGCTTGGCGCCGGCCACGCCGGCCTGGACGTTGCCCAGGACTTGCTGGAGCGGGTTGCCGCCGATCTGGTTGTAGGCGGCCTGGTAGTTCTGGCGGGCGGCCGAGTTGGGGTCGTCCATGCCCAGCGGACGCTCGGCCCGCGAGGCGACCCAGCTGGCCTTGTCGGCGCCGCTCAGCCCGGCTGGCGCGCTGGCGTAGGCCTGGGCGTACAGCGGGATGATCTTCGAGGCCTGGTACTCGGCGCCCTGCTGGCCCAGCAGCGAGGCCTCGTCCATGCCCTTGCCCATGCCGCCCATGTCGAACTGGAACAGGCCGCGTGCGCCGGCGCCCGACCCCATGGAAAAGCCGTTCTGGACCTTGTTCGGGTCCCAGCCGCTCTCGGCCTTGGCGCCAGCTGCCACGGTGCGGATGAAGTCGGGGTCGCTGGCCAGGCCTGGCGGCGCGTTGCGCTGGATCAGGTCGGTCAGCCAGGCCGGCACCCCAGCCACGTCCCCGCCCGGCGGCGCCGCTCCGGGGGGAGGGGTGGAGGGGGGCGCCGCCGGTGGGGGAGCGGGAGGAGGGGCGAGGTTCGAGGCGAAGGCCTGGACGTCGGCGCCGGCGCCAGCGGCGGCGGTCAGCGCGCTGCTCATCTTGTCCTGGGCGGCGTGGTCGAAGTTCGAGGCGAACTGCTGGACGTCGCCACCCGCCTGGCCAACGGCGTTCAGGGTGTTGGCGAACCAGTCCTGAATGCCCGAGGGCTGCGGCGCTGGGGGCGTCGGAGCAGCTGGCGGTGGTGGGGGTGGGGGTGCTGCCGCCGCAGGCGGGGGAGGCTGGGGCGGCTCCGCAGTTGGCGGCGGCTCCGGCTCAGCTGGCGGCTGCGGCGGCGGCTCAGGCGCGGGCGGCTGGGGCGGCGGTGGGGCGGGCTGGGCGTACTGCGCCTGCGCGGCGGCCACCGCTGCGGGGACCTCGGGCGGGGGTGACGGCGGGATCAGCGTGGCGATCTGGGCGTTGGCGGCGTGCTCGAAGCCCAGCCCGCTGATCTGGTTGTCGATCTGGTTGTTGAACTGGTCGGCCTGGTACGCCCGGTAGTCGTCCTCGGGGACGTCCGGCAGCATGGTCATGGGCTATTGCAGGCGGAAACCACCCGCCTGAGGTCCGGCGTACTTGGGCAGGCTCTGGTTGAACAGCGCCTTGGCGTCCTCCTGGGTGTAGCCCTGGCCTTCCCACACGCCCTGGAGCATCTGCTGCTGGCTGGGAGTCAGCGCGTTCCACGTCTGCGGCGCCATCTGGTTGGGCGCCACCAGCGAGTTGACGGCGGCCTGCGCGTCGCTGCCGGCGTAGCCCGTCTGACCCTGGGCCTGGCCGCTGGTGTTGGCGCCAGTGAACTGGTCCAGCATGTTCTGGCTGGCGTTGGAAGTCTGGCCGTAAGCGCCCTGGGCCTGCTGCTGGGCCTGGTACTGCTGGCCCTGCTGCGGCTGCTGGCCGCCGTACTGGTACGTCTGCTGGTAGCTGGGGTAGCTCTGGCCGCCCTGCGGGTAGCTGGTGTAGTACTGGCCGCTCGGCTGGCCGCCGCCCGTCAGCTGGTTGTAGAAGCTATTCAGGCTGGCCGCCTGACCCGGCACGCCGGTGGTCGCGCCGCCACCAGGGATGTACTGGCCAGCTGCCGAACGGACGAGGTCGGAAATGCCGCCAGGCGTAGCGCCCAGCATCTTCTGGTACTGCACCCAGTCGGCCGGGCCGCGCAGGCCGGCCATCATCTGCATGTAGTTCTGGGCGGCCTGCTGCTGCTGCTGCCAGGCGGTCTGGTTGATGCCCTGCTGGGCCTGGCCCAGCTGTTGGGCCTGGAGCCACTGGTTGTACGCCTGCTGCTGGCCGGCCAGGGTCGGCGCGTTGTTGTACATGCCGGTCAGGCCAGCGGCGGTGACGCCCTGGGTGAAGGCCTGGTTCTGGCCAGCCAGAGTCTGCTGGCCGGCGGTCGGCAAGCTGCCAGGCGCGACGTAGCTGCCCATCAGCTGCGACCACGTCTGGGCCTGCTGGTTGACGTCCTGGCCCTGCTGGAACTGTTGCTGCTGGGCGGCCAGCGTCTGCTGGCCAGCGGTCGGCGCGCCCCAGGTGCCAAACGTGTTGGCGAAGTACTCCTGGCTGGGCATCGTCCACTGGCCCTGGTACATGCCCGTCAGGCCGGCCTTGTCCATCTCCTCCTTCCAGGCCTCCTGGGCCTTCTGGAAGGCGAGCGTGTCCGAGTCCAGCTTCAGCTTGGACGAGTTGTAGGCGTTCTGGGCGGCCTGGTTCGCGGCGGAATACGCGTTGTTGGCGGCGGTGACGTTGGCGTAGTTCATCGACATGGCTGACTAGCTCCTTCCAACCGCCGGGATCGACACGTCGCCGCTCATGGTCGGCGCGCTGGTAGGCATGCCTTCGGGGGTGGGCACGCGCAGGGCCGGATAGGCCTTGATGACGGCCATGTACACCAGCCTGAAGCCGGTCGGCCCCAGGCGTTGCAGCTGGGCCTGGCGGCCCTGCATGTTGGGCGAGCCGTCCGGGTTGAAGATCTGGTCGCGGTAGTACTCGAGTTTTTGCGTTTCGGACAGGCTCGCGGCGAACGGCGCGACGCCAGCCGGGGCCATGGCCAGCGCGATCTGGGAACTGGTGGTGTCGATCCACTGCGCCAGGTCGCTGGCGACCTGATCGAGGATGGTTCCCTGGGGCATGGCTACCCTGGCAGGGGGTTGGCGCCTGGCGGCGGGCCTGGTACTACGGGGCGACCGGGCAGGCCACCCGGCGGCATGGCGCCAGGTGGGCCTTGTGGGGGCGGGGCGATCGGCAAGCCGCGACCGGGCATCGGCACCGGGTTGCCTGGCATGCCACCCACTGGACCGCTGGGCGGCGCACCAGGCGTCCCAGGCACACCCGTTGGCGGCCCGCCCGGCGCGCCTCCGGGCGGCATGCCCGACATCTCCTGCATGGTCGGCCCGCCTGGGGCGTTCAGCTTCTGGGCCTGGATGGTGCCCAGCTTCTGGAATACGGCGTCCTTCAGCTGCTGCTGGATCTCGGGCGACTGCTTCAGATCGTGCAGCAGCCAGCTTTTCTCGGTGGTGTCGGGGTTGTAGCCAGCTTCGGTCACGGCGTCCTCGTAAGGCATGATCTTCAACTGCATCTTCTCGGCGATGTTGCGCGTGGCGATCATCTCGTTGGACGGCGTCGAGGGCTGCAAGCGAATGGTGTAGCGATGCACCCCGTCGAGGTCGTCCGGCTCGATGCGTAGCCAGGCGCCCTTGGTTTTGCCGCCGCCCTTCTTGGATCCCGGCTTGCCGCTCTCCTCGCCCCAGGCGTACACCGCCTCGCCGATGCGGTTCTGGATGAGCCAGCTTTCAAAGCCGACCCGCTCGGCCAGGGCGATCTCGGCGTTGGCGACGATCGGGTTGAAGGCCAGCCCGGCCAGGTACGCGGCCTGGTTCAAGGCGTAGCCCGAGGCGTCGGCGCCGACCACCCCGGCGAAGGCGGCCGGCATGGCCTGCTGGATCATCTGCTGGATGTTGGAGATCATCTTGGCCGCGTCGGCGCCTGACGTCGGCTGGTTGATCGGCTCCACGTCGAACGGGTACAGGCGGCCTGGCTCGATGCGGTTGTTCTGCACCTCGCGGCCGTCCGCGCCGAAGGGCAAGTTCGGGAAGCCGCTCATGCCGCCGGGCAGGCCGGGGATGGCGCCCGCTGGCTGGGTCTGCTTCCACGTCGGGAAGCCAGTCAAAAACGCGGCGTTGCCCTGGATGGTCAGCAGCGAATCGAGCAGGCGGAACAGCGGGATGTAGCCGTACAGCACGCTCAGCCCGGCGTGCTCGGGCAAGCGACTGGCGGTGGTGATGCCCAGGGCGTGGAAGTACGGCCCGCGCAGGATGCCCAGGTCCTTGTCGCCGTAGGTGTGCGTCGTCACGCGGCACAGGGTGCCCTTGGAGTTGCTGCTGCGCTGGTTGGGGCCTTGCAGCACGATCACCTGCACGTTGGGGTCCCAGGCTTCGATGACGCGGATGGTGGTGTGGCCGCTCGATCGCATCATCCTTGACCACTCGGCGATGGGCAGGCCCGCCGCCCTGGGGTCGAAGCCGCTCCACGTTTTGGGATCAACCACGTTCCCGCTCGAATCCAGGCCGGCCTCGAAGCGCGCCAGGGCGTCCAGATACGGCACCTCCTTGATCTCGACGCAGGCGGTGAAGCCGTTTTCGTTCTGCTCGTAGTAGAAGGTCTCGGGCGGCACGTCGGTGGAGCCGATGGGGTACGGCAGGGCCAGCTTCAGCTGCTCGGTGTGCTGGTCATACGCCCGATCCTGGGCGTCCTGATCCATGCCCTCGGACTCAAGCTCCTGCATGTAGGCGTCGGACTGGTCGGCGTAGGCGTTCCAGGCGGCGGTGGCCCGCTCGCAGGTTTTCATGATCGCCTCGCCCTTGACGGCGAGGCTCCACATGAACAGGCGGAACAGCTGGCGGCGGGCCTCCTGCTCCTGGCGCGCCCAGCTGGCGTCGAAGAAGCGCTCACGCTGGGTGGAGTTGGCCTCGTAGATGTCGCCGAAGCCGATCGGCTTGAAGCTGACGGCGGGCATGTTGACCGACAGCGCGGCGGTGATGGTGGTGGCGATGTGCAGCGCCAGGGGCACCTTCACCTCGATGGCGGTCTTGCGGTACGCCTCGGGCACCTCGACGGGGAACTGCTGGTGCAGCGTGCTCTCGATGTCCGAGTACAGCCGATCACGGTCGCGGAAGTCGTGTTGCAGCTGGTCGGCCAGTTCGCACGCCGAGCGCTGCATGACCTCCTCGTCGCTGGCAAGCCTGCCCCAGCCCCTGGGCGAGGCGCTGCGGGTCAGGGCCGTGGCCACTTAGGTCTGGTTGTACTCGTGATTGTGGACGTCGATGACGCGGGCGTTGGTCAGCTGGGCGGCGTTGCCGATGCCCATGCCGCCGCTGGTGCCGTACCAGTACGGGTTGTGCAGCTGGTACCAGTAGGGGTTGTAGGTGGCGATGACGTAGTCGCACGCTTCGCAGTGGCGATGCGGGTAGCCGATGTGGCAGCACGGGCCGCGCCCGCCGCAGGCAAGACTCATAGCTCTGGCTCCGGGAGGTGCATGTCTCTGGCTTTGCGCTCGGCGGTGATGGTGGCGGCGAACAGGCCCAGCGCGTCGGACACGCGGGGGTCGATCCAGGCCGAATTGATCTGGGTGGCCATCACCCCAGCCACCATCTCCAGCCGATCCAGCCGCATCAAGACCTCCTCCAGGGTGGCGTAGTCGCGCCCGTTGCCGAGGCGCCTCTGGTGGATCTTGCGGTGGACGTTCATCCAAACCTCAGGGCGATCGACTCGGTCGGGCGGGGTGGCTGGGCCTCGGCGCACAGGCCATATCTCAGCGCGTCCACGGCGTGGTCCTCGGTCTTCTGACCGCGCACGGCGTCGGCGACGTCCTCCGGATCGAGCGGATCGACCACCATGGCCGGCAGGGTGCGGACTAAATTGGGGCACGTCCCACCCAACACCTGCACACGCGGCGGGCCGGTGTCGGTGGCCAGGTCGCGCCGCACGATCGCCCAGCCCTGCTTGCGCGAGTTCATGCCAGGGTAGACCGGCCGCACGCCGTGCGCCCAGTAGACCGAGGCGATCGACGGGCGCTGCTGCTCGGTGCGCAGGTTGAACATGCTGGGGTCGAGGATCTTGAGCAGGATGTGCTCGCCCTCGGACACCTCTACGATCCGCTGGGCCTGCTGCTCGTCCCGAAGCCCAGCGGCGTAGAGTTCGCGGTAGATGTAGATGCGCCTGGTCTCCGGGCTGCGGGCGAACCACAGGCAGCAGAACGGCGCCGAAAAGCCGTAGTCCACGGCCAGCCAGCGTGGCCACTCGTCCGGGATCTTGAAGTACGGTGTCAGGTGCTGGGCGGGGTCCCACTCGGTGAAGTACATGCCCTCGGCGGCGACCCACTGGCCCAGCCGCAAGCGCTGGTACAAAAATCCCTGGAGCGAGTCCAGGCTGGCGATGTAGGCCGTGCCGAAGTCGGTCCAGTGACCAGCGGACCACAGCGTCGGGTTGTCCTCGTGGCGCATCTCCAGCAGCTGGCAGTCGCCCGCGTTGCACCTCTGCTTGAGCCAGTGGTCGGGTGGGCCAGGGTTGCAGTCGGCGATCAACTGCTGGTAGCTGAGCACGCCGTTCCGCAGGCCGCGCAGCAGCATGCCCCAGTCGTCGGCTTCGAGTTCGGTGGCCTCCTGCACGTAGACGATGTCGAACTCGGTCGAGCCGATCTTGTCGGCGTCGTCCAGGCCGGCCACCATGATGCGCGCCCCGGACGGGTAGCGGTACTCCTGATCGCCCTCATGGAAGCGCACGTTGGTCGGATCCGGCAGCACCTTGGTCTCGAAGGTGGACATGGCCGACTGGGTCAGCGACTTGCGCGTCTTGCGGATGATGGCGCCTCTGATGGGCGCCTGCATGGCGATCAGGTTCAGCTTCTCCAGGCACGCCCGCGACTTGCCGGTGCCGGCTGGCCCGGCCAGCAGGACCTCGCGCTGCCTACTACCGAAGAGTTCCAGGGCCGCCCCGAAGGGCTGGTACGGGCGCTCCGCTGCCGAGGCCTCGGTCCCGCGCTGGATCTCGGCGACGTGGGGCATGTCAGTGTTTCACGCGTTATGTTTCACGCAGGCCAGCCGCCCTGGCCAGGGCCGTGGCACAGCTGGCGCACACCCAGCGGGTACGCCCCCAGATGTGGACCCACTGGGTGCCCTTGCGGGGCGCGCCGTGCTTGTCGGCGCATCGCTGAGAACACCACTGCTCGTATTTAGGCGCTGGCATACGTCCTCCACTGTCCACCCGGATGGAGCCACTCGATCTCGGCCGCGATCTCCTCGTCAGTCCTGGGGTCATCTGGTGCTGGTGCCAGGCCCAGCAGCTGGCGGTCGGTCTCGCCTTGCGAGCCAACGACGAACTGGGTCGTCGTGCCGGCCGGCGCCGCGACGTGAGGACGCCGCTCGAGCCGAGCTTCGCGCGACAGCGTTCCCGCCAGACGAAGCTTCGGCAGGAGATCGCCCGAGAGATCCTTCTCGACGGCCAGTCGTCGAACCACGGAGTCGGTCGGCCCTTCGAGGTTGATCGAGATTCGACTGGCGAGCGTGACAGCCTGCCGGACCTGCCCCTCGTCCGACCCTGGCAGCATCTTGACGTGGATGTAGCCGGAGA